TATCACTCCTCAGAAGCAGGAGCAATTGCAAATACCGGAGCTATTACGGTAACCGGAGTAGGGATACTAACACAAGAAGGGATTTATCTTGATGATGCTATGAAGGGATGGCAAGCAGGTGGGTTGGATGTAACCAACAAGTTCGGGTTTCTAGCAGGTAATGGATACTTATCACAAGCTATAATCCAAACAAATCATAGTTTACCATACTTTTCTACAACCGGACAGGGTTCAGCAGCAAAAATAACGGCTGTATCAGACACAGTAAACGGCCCAGTCAACCCAACCAACGAAACAAGACCTAAAACATCTATTACTTTCGGCTATATAAAAGCAGAACACGTAACTACAAGTGGAGAGCCTATTAGTGCTTTGAGGTATGATACTGGGTGGATAAATAGAAGTGATTGGACTAATGTTCATTTAGGGTCAGATATTACAAAGAATACTGACTCTAATGTAACTCATGGATTATCAGCTAATTTATCAGATTTAATTGTTGATGTTTTGGTATCAACAGATGGAACAAGCGAAGCTACTTTAGAAGCCAATAGCTTTAGTGTTGGAGGAATAGCTGCTGGAACTAGCCAAGGAAGAGGGTATGAAGTTAGACAAGTTGATACTAATAATTTAGAAATCCAAACTGGAAATGCTGGAATGTATTTCTTAGATACTAATGGTAATGGTGCAGGTATAGACACAGAATCATGGTTTTACAAAGTAGTAGTAACAAAACCAAACCTAGTAGCAACCGCATTTGACGTATCTAACATGCCTAAGACTTATGACCTAACTTCAGCAGATGTAACAGTAACCCTACCTGCAATATCAGGTGTACTTCAAACCAAATCTATCTATTGGACTAATGGTGGTACTTATAAGTTAAGCCTATCCTCAAGCGAAACAGTAGGTGGCCTAGCAGCTTTAACATGGGAAGGTGAAGGTGAAGGTCATATGTTGCTTGAATCAGATGGGACTAACTGGCAGGTTAGGGAGTATGAGGATACAGGATCTGATTTTATAAAACATGCTGACGGATGGGCAGATGTTTGGGGTAATGCTTTTAGTAGCACAACTACAAGTAGTCCAAATAAGTTTGGGACAACATCAGGGAATGCTTATTATGGCGATGGAACCTTTACTTATCCATTTACAGCAGCAAGTGCACCAAGTAGAGATAATATAATATTATCTCTAGTTGATGGTACTTCTCTTGCTGTTTATTTGTCAGCTTCAACTATTACAACTACACAAATAAATAATATCAGAACATGGAGTAATGTAGTATCAACAGCAGTAAAAGTAAGTGTCAATGTTAAATTAAGATGGAGAACCTAAAATGACTCTAAAACAAATATATAATAACACAGTAGCTAAACCTTGGATAGATGGAGCTATATAAAAGCATTCAAAGTATAATTAACAAAAGGAGCTCACATGGCAAACGAATTAGAAATATTAACAACAAACACAGCAAAAGGTACATGGGTATAATGACATTACCTTAAAACAAATATACACAAATAGAATGGAGGTTCTTTAATGGCATTAACTTTATCAGGTGACGGAATTGTCACAGGATTAGCAGTAGGCGGTTTACCAGATAGTACCGTAGATAGCGATACACTTGCAGAAGCGGTTCTAAATGATATTTTAGCTCCCTCTGAAATAATGGGATTAGCAGGAAGGAACTTGCAAACCCTTTGGGGATTAGCTACTCCAAAATTAGCCTTTGCTGCACTTCGTGCAATCAAACTATCAGGGGATTTCTCTGGACTAAGGTTAGGTGATTACATTGACCTACCAGAGTTGGTAATACCGGCTGACTCTGTGAAACCGCTCGTTTATCCTGCAAGGACTCTCACATGGAACGCAAGTTATGAAAATCTTAGAATAGAGATACAAGGGTTCAATGATTGTCTGAATGTCGGTAATACAGCTGTACCGACGGCTAATCATTGTGTGATGGGGTTTAAGAACATCCCAACGCTTGCCAAATTTAATACAACAAATATTACAACAGGTGATTATCTCGGAAGCGAGCTGTACCACTGGTTGCATGAGCAATTCGAACCAGCACTCATTACTGCTATCGGTCTTGATCCGTATCAGATCGACAGGTGGGTACCAAGTGTAGTCTCTGCTGGATGGTGTGGGCCAGAAAACATTTTCTTGCAGACGAACGTAAATGTTTTCGGTACTACAGGATTTAGCCATACGGATTATGGGACAGGAACACAAACTCAATTCCCCCTATTTGCGCTGAACCCATCGAGGAGAGTGAAAAAACACAATGGTAGTCGTTCAACCTGGTGGCTAGCAGAACCATCAGCTGATTCCTCGACCTACTTCTGTGCTGCCAACTACCTTGGTTATGCCGACTATTACAATGCTAGCAGTGTTAATGGGGTTGTTCCTGCTTTTCTAATCTGAGAATCTGAATATCTCCTGCCCTGCTAAGGGCAGGTAAAGGAATGTTATGAGTGTTATTGTTTCAAAAAGAAATAGGAGTTTAAAATGATTTATATTTACAGCAATGGTGACTTTCACACAGACAAAGATTTTGCAGAGAATGTTCTGAAACTTGGTGAACCTATCAAAACTCTAACCGAGCAGGAGTTCCAAACTTATGAAGGGCAAGTAAGGATTATTGATGAAGTATTAGTGTTGGGTAAAACTGATGCTGAGAAAACTAAGGAAATCTTACAGGAGCAAGCAAGATTGGCACAGCGTCAACTTAATGACACCGACTATGTAGATAATCAGCTTTCACGAATGAGGGAACTTTCTCTTGCTGACACTACATATGAGCAGGAGTATCACGATTTGCAAGCAAAAAGACTCCCTATATTAAAGCAGAGGGAAGAGTGGACGAAAATCATAAGGTTAGCTGAATGAAAACAAACTTAGATTCAGCACAGCTATACGATAAAACCATACATGCAGATTGGATTACTGAACCAGTTACAGACACGCAGTACAGGATAGAGGAGGATGACTCTTCTATCACTGTTACTTTTCAGGGGTCAAGTAGAAGAAAATCTTTATAATGTTACTCTAAGATTGAGTGTATAAGTAAAGTAAAGATAAAGTAAGAACCAATCTTTGGAGATAAAAATATGTTAAAGTTTTTCGGTAGAGATAATATAGTACGTGATAGTGAAGTTTTTGACGGAACTACAAAGTATAATAATTTAGAATTCTACACAACTAATGATACTAAAACTGGTCATGATATTGAAAGACCTATTGAAAATATATATCAAAATCAATATGAAATAATTAATTTTTTAGAAGAATTTGCTAGTCAAGAGATCAGTAATGATGGAGTTTTTGCAAACTCTCTGACTACTGCTTTTGAAATAACAGCAGCTGATGTTACTCAAGTAATAGTAGATAGTACATATACCAACTATATTAGAATACCTCCCGGTATTGCTGCTATTAATCATACAGATATAAATACTGATAGTAGATCTAATAGTATAATTGTTGTTAATAAACCTTCTTTAAGAATTGCAGAAAAACAAATAGCAAAACTCCTTGGACTTAATCTCCCTTATGGAGTAGAGTCTGTAGAGATAAAGCATTTGGGTGGATATAAAGCAAAAATAGTAAAGACATTTATTGGGACACGGATAACTACAACATACTTCTATGGTTGTGTTAATCAAACTGAATTTGATAATACAACTACTGCTACGAGTGCAACAGGATTTGAACTTCTAGCTGATATGTATAATGAAGTAGATTTGAAATCGTTTTATGTAACTGCTTTAGCAGGAGATTTAACTAAAATAATATTAGAGCCATTCTTTAATATTACTGCAATTGATCAATATTATTTCATAGTAGACAAAGCTGATGGTGAGATTAAAATGATCACTACTGTTCCAGATGGAGAACAATTTCAGTTATCAACAGTTAATGTAACTGGTATTGCAAATGATGGTGGTTTCACGCAAAATTCAATAGATAATACACATTTGTTTATTGGTTCTACAAAAGTAATAGAAACAGCAGATACGACTGCTGACTCTTTCAAAGTAGTTTCTGCAGGAGGGATCAATTTAACTGCTTCTTCATTGCCAATTGTTATTAATGGTGATTTAACAGTTACAGGAACAACTACAACCGTTAATACAACAGATTTAGAAATTACAGATAATATAATCACATTAAATTCTGGAGAATCAGGAGTAGGAGTTACTACTCTTGATGGGACTGCAGGTATTGTAGTAGACAGAGGAACTAAAACTGATTATAATATAATTTTTGATGAAGCAGATGATAATCTCAGGATTGGTGAAGTTGGATCAGAACAAGCAGTTGCGACTAGACAAGATAATGACACAATAACTAATGGAGTTTGTGTTATATGGAATTCTACAACAAATAAATTTGAGTCAAGTGCTGTATTAGCTCCTCCTATTGCAGTAACTGAATTTGAATATGATTCACAAACAGATTTTAATTGGACAGAAAGAGATACAGGAACTGATCCTGCTAGTGGATTTATTCTTGGAGAAATGATAAATAATAATAGACAAGATTTATATGAATTAGTAGAATTACTTTCAACAGAAGGTGCAAGTTACTCAGCAGCTGCTGGAGCTGCATTGATAGGAACTGATGGAATTACAGGTGTAACGCCTACAGGAAAATTAGTCAATGGAGAATCTAACTTACAAGCTATGATAGAAGGGCTTTTTGCATTAATAACAACTAAAACTTCTTCAGCTACATTTCCATCATCCCCCAAGTTAGGAGATGAGTGTTATAGAACTGATTTAGATGAATGGTATAAATTTAATTCTGTAATTTGGATGCAGATATAATCCAAATTACAAAACAGGAGATAGATATGACAAGAGAAGAATTAGCACAAGATAGAGAAGCAAAAGCTAAAAACAGATTTAAGTCCAGAACTTTCTGGATTACAGTTATGTGGATGTCTTTCGTTCCACTCTCTATTATAGGACAGATATTTATTTTGGGAGTAACTCTTCCAATTGCAAGTATTGTAAGTTTTGCTGGATCTGTTAGTTTAGTTTATATAGCAGGTAATAAAGGGAACAATATTGCTGAAACTATGAAATTAAATAAATAAAAAAAGACACTCTTAATTAAGAGTGTCTTTTTTATTATCGTTCATGCTAGATATTTTCCGAATACCCAACCAATTCCTTGATTGTGAGATATTTTAATCCATCCATTTCTTAGACCTCGAATTTTAACTATAAGTTTAGCAGGTATTGATCCAACTTTTCTTCCATTAGGTTTATCTCTAACGTTTAAATTTTTAGCAGTTACCATCCCAAGTATTCCATCAGTTAATAACTCCTTTACTTCTGCTTTAAATCTAATTAACTCATTAGGATATTTAACAAACCATCTTGGACAATCTTTCCATCCAACTACTTCCTGATGCGTTACAACATCTTTCTCTGTTAGGTTATGTGTTCTTAAAAGCATAGCAGTAAGAATTACTGTTTGATTCCAAGTATCATCTGTAAATTCACCTTCCATATTTATAGGACACATTTCAATTCCTATAGAACTATTATTAGGATATTTAGAAATTTCTCTTCCTCTATCGGTATATGTTTTTGAACCTACATGATATGCCATTTCTTCATCAGGAAGATACTGCATCGTACCACCATCCATTCCAACACAATAATGAGCAGAACCATATCCAGTTTTTCCTTTCTTTCTTTGTTCGAACCAATTATATACGCCTTCCGGAGTATCTTTCGGTCCTGCAGTCCAGTGTAGAACAATTGCCCTTACGGCATTTAGTTTCCTATCTGGTCTTGACCATTCATTCTTTGTTAATAACTTTTGTTTTATATACATCTTCTACTCCTTTATTAATAAGTTTAAGAAGTTCTTAGATGCGTTATTACTAATGATAAGCAAATCTTCTCTGTTGATATACTTCTTTCCTTTTTTATAGTAATCATAAGCATCTACAAACGCCATTGCTATATTTGATTGATATGCATAATATAGTTCTTCATCTTCTCTTAATTCTTTTATTATATCCATATCTTAATCCTGTGGCATAATGAAATTATCTGGATAGTGTTCGCTTACATCTGGTAAGTTGTTTGTTTCTAAGAACTTTGTAATAAGATTTACCATTTTTGTTGCATCGTCATTACGACTAAAAGTAACAGCTTCTTCCCTTGTTGTTAACCATGCTCCAAAACCAAATAATGCATCTGTTGCTGTGATTATATTTTCTTCAATCAAAATTTAACTCCTACACCTAATTTCATATTTACTCCTACTGTATAAATATACTCTACTCCTGAAAATACCGCAAAAGGTAATTTGGGAATAGAGGCTGAGATTGCTAATTCGCCTAAAGGTAAATTGCCTTGATATCCACCAATAACAAATATAGTAAAGTATCTTGGATCAACAATCTTTAGTAAATCATTTATGCTATCTCTTGATAACTCGAGAACTTTTTTATCAGTATTTAATTGATCTTTAGATGCTTGATGAAACTCTATTTCTTCTCTATATTGTTCATTTAATATTTTATAATCTTCTATTAGTTCATTATAACTATCGTTTTGTTCTTTACAACTGATTAATAGAGTTTCATATTTAGTTAATAATTCTTCATAATCTTGAGCAACTAATGGAGATAATAACATAGAAAGGAAGAAAAAAGTAATTAATATCTTCTTAATCATTAAGATCATCCTTCCAATTTTTATTGGTATCCATCCTCGCTTCAAGTTCATCTCTTAGTTTATCAGCATCATCTGATCTTATATCTAAGTCAGTTTTGATATTTGCTGAATTGCTTTCGTGCTTTGCAATCTTTATATCATTTTTATCTGTTGTTGTTTTGATATCTTCTATATGTTCATCTATTGCTGTTACTGTTTCTGTAATATCTTCTACTGTTCTATCGATAATTGGAGGAACTTTTTTTGCTTCTTCAATACTTCTATCATCTAACCAACTCTTTAGTGCAATTCCACCGACTACTAATCCTGCAATTCCTGTAAGAATTGCTACTATTGTAAAACTCATTTTAACCTTCCTATTCTGTCACTTGTTCTTGTTTAATTTTTATTGAAGAATGTTTGGCTTGGCTTGCATCTTGTGCTGGTTTTCCTGCCCATCCTCCACCTTTTAAATGTGTTGCAGAACCTCCTGTAACTATTCTTCTCATAAATCCATAACAATGAGGACACTTAATTATTGGATCTTCTGTCATTCCGTGTTGTTCTTCTTGTTCGTGTCCACAGTCCGGACAGTAATAATCATAAAACATAATTTCTCCTATAATACATATATGAAGTAGTAAAGATAAATATATCAGGAGATTTATAATATGATTGAAGTAAATAGAATGACAGTAAATAAAGCATTGCAAGGACATACTAATAACAGTATAAGTTTTGATGAATTAGCTGATGAATTAGTAAAGAAGATAAAAGTTAAACAAGTAAAAGATATGAAAGAACTTAAGAGACTTGTGTATGCTGCTAGAGATAAAAAATTAACAGAGGATAGACCTATGAATTTAAAAGAATTAATTGAAGCAAGAAACTTAATGAAAGAATTAGGAGCAGGTAATGCTAATACAGCAGGTGCTGGAAAAGGCAGAATAGGAAAAGGCAAAGGAAAAGACGTTGCAAACCTAATTAGTGCTACTAATAAAAAGATGATGAAGAAAGACGAAACTGGAAACCCACAAGGTAAAATGGATGGAACAGGTGGTGGAAAATGTTATAATAATTCACCAGAAGCAAATGCTAAGAAGTTTAATAATAATTATAAAAAATATAGTGCAGCAGCTATATTTTCTCTTGGAAAAACTATGGCAACTATGAACAAAGCTGATTGGGCTAAAGTTGGTAAAGGTTGGGATTCAGCAGAGGAAAAGAAACAAGGAAAATAATATGAATTTTGCAGAAGTAGTAAAAGATGAATTATTCGAAATAACTACGACAGTCCCAGTTGATCCTAAGAAAAAAGTAGAAGATCCTAAAGGGAAAAAGATTAAAGGGAAAGGTAGATTGTTTCTTATGGATATCGATGACACATTAATTACAGCAGATATTAAAATCTGGAAAGTAAAAGAAAAAGTTGGTGATGAATACATAGAACTGAAACCACAAAAAGCTTATACTCCTGCTCAATATGCAGATCTTGGAGTTACATTAGAAGATAAAGAGAATGATGTATATGATTATAGAGAGTTTAGAGACAAAGCTAAAACTTTAAAATCTATAAGAAATGGAAAACCTATCATACCGAATTTAAAACAAATGGATAATTATATAAATAATGGTTGGGATATTGGTATTCTTACAGCTCGTGGTTTAGAACCTACTATATCACAAGCAATGCAATCTTGGTTGATGTATAGAAATTCAGAATCAAAACTAAAACCGATTAAAGGAAAACTTCCTAGAAAGAGAGTTTTTGCTATTAATAGTAGAGTAAAAGGAAAACCTAAGTATGAAGGTGGTACAGATGCCGCAAAAAAATTAGGTGTTATTGAAAAACTAGCACAAACATATAAACAAATTAACTTTATAGATGATGATCTTAAAAATTTATATGCGGTTCAGGACGCTAAGAAGAAACAACAAGATTCTGCTAAGAGCAGAGAAGATACAAAGAAAGTTCCATTAGCTAATGTTCATACCATTAAAGCAAAAGAAGCAATCGTAAAGAATAGTAAGGATAAATAAATGAAAATTAATGATATTGTAAATAGCGAACTTAATGAAATGGCTTTATCAGCTGAACAATGGAAGGGAGTTAGTGACTCAATCGTTAAAGATGGTTATGATGCCGGAGCTAAAACTTTTTATGATTTCAAAGGAGATATCAAAGGAGCTAAACGTTCTTGGAACTCTTCTCAGAAAGAAGGAAAAGCAGGTAAACTCGCAGGACAAATTGATGCTTCTTTAAAATATGAAGAACTTGATAAAGCATATAAGAAAAAATATGCAGATGAATTAGCAACTACTAAAGAAGAAAAAGCTACTACAACTAAAGAAATTGCAGCAACAAAAGAAAAAGATACAGATGTAGAAGGTAATTTAACTGCTAAAAAAGCAGAAGAGTTATCAGCAGGGTTGAAAGGTTCTAATGATTTAACTAAAAGAAAAACACCATCAACTAATACAGTTGCTAATTTATTGGCATCTAGTGTTGCAAGTGATGCGATTAGTGTTTTATCTAAAGAATGGAAAATTCCAGCAGATGAAGTAGTAGCTCAACTTAAGAAAGACTTTAAGAGAAAGAAAGCATTATCTAAACGTTTTGAAGAATATGCAAAAGTAGCAAAGATTCCTTTTGCTAAAAGAACTCCAGAACAAAGAGAATCATTCACTAAGAATCTTAAGAAGATAACTCCAAGCATCTTTAAGAAAGGTTATGAAATAAAACAAACAGCTACTATGAAAACAATTGATACAGTTGAAGATTTCAAAGGTTTAATTAGTTCTATTAAGAAAGAAACTGCAAGAAATCTTACAAGCGGTCCTTTCCAAAAAGAAGGGATGAAAGCAATTGTTAGAATTTCTAATAAGTCAGGAATTGCCGGCAAAGCAGCAACTTCTTTAAACACATTACTTAACACTGTTACTGGTGGAAAGGGTGGAGCTAATATTGCAGATATCGTAAAAAATACTAAACCAAATGTAGATGCTGGAATAAGTCATGTAACAGACGTTGATAGTTTCTTAGAAAAATATGACCAAGCAGTAGATATTTCACAGGCTGATGTTAATGTATTAGTTAAGAGTATTGAAAAGATGATGCCTACTATGGAAGCTGATAAAACTACTATAGTAAATAAAAAAATCTTTGACAAAGAAGGATTAGGAGTATATCAAAGAACTCTTGAAAAGTTAAAAGCAAAGTTTCCTGATATAGAAAAAAACAATCCATCACTTGATGTTGATGATCTTGAAGAAGCAATTGATGCATTTTCAAAATACCACGATAAGATCAAAAAAGAAATAACAGCAGAAAGAAAAGCTAAACTTAATGTTAGAACTAAAACAGATGAATCTATTCTTAATCCAATGGAAGATATCTTATATAATTTAAATGAAGATATTCAATTAGACGAAGGTATATTTTTCTTTAAAGATAGTAAAAAGTTAAAAAGATATATAGTTAAATTATCTAAAGGATCATCTAAATTAAGTGAAGAAGAACAAACAGAGTTAGATACTTTTCTTGAAGATGTAAGAAAGATTGCTGTTGAATTTGAAACTCTTGAAAAGAAATTTAAAGGAGCACCTTTTTCTGTTAAGAAAACTCTTAAGAAAGAACATGCCGTTAAAACTAAAAAATATTTTGAGTTAATTAAAAGTGCAGATGATATTACTCCTATAATTAAAAAAATAGGAAAAATAGCATTATTTGCTGGATTATTATACTTAGTTGGGTCAAGGTATGCAGGATTAAATTCTGATCCTGCATCTTCTATTCACGTAGGTGGTGGAGGAGCAGCCGCTGAAATAACTAAAAATGCAGGAGTTGAAAACTATAAAGCAAGAGCAGCAATTGGATTTCAATCTGCTGCTTTAGATAAAAAAGCAGCAGGAATAGCTAAAGAAACTTCTGGTGTATATAGATCTGCGGCTAAAGAATTAAGGAAAAAATTCGGAAAGTATATTGGCCCAACAGCTCTCGATACAGAGTCAAAGAAAGCAGCTGATGCTTTCTTTAAGCAAGCATGGAGTAGATAAACCTTGACAAAAAAAGAATAATATGATATAATTAACTACAGGAGCATCAATTGCTAGAACATAAAAAAAAAGTTGTTATCATAAAGAAAACAACTAAAAAAAGGGAAGTCATTAGTTTAACTCCAACAGACTTAAAAGAAATAAAAAGATGGATCTTAACTGGTTCATTTGATAAAGAATTTTACTCAGACCTTAATAAAATTGACTTGAGTAAAATTCATCTCATTAGAAAAGCAGCATTCACAAACGTAGAAGAACTAACTAAGATAGTGCTTGATAACTCTCAGATTGTTACTAAGCCAGAAACACTGTTACTATCATTAGTATTTTTATCTATGGGAAATTTTCACGCAAAGAAAATATTCCGGACAGCATTCCAAAAGATAGTTAAATCTCCAAATGATTTATATTTATTTCTTTCTTTAGTTAGAAAGTATAGAGGAATGGGAAGTATCATACATCTAGTAATAAAGCAGTGGTTTATCTCTCATGATGTTCATTTTCTTGAAAGAGCTTTTGTCGGAGAGGGTGCCAAATATGGCTGGTCTGGGCAAGACATAATTAGAATTATCAAACCAAAGCCACGTAACAAGATTGAAAGTTTAATCTTTAAATGGTTAGCGAAAGGTGAGATAGGGTTCAATGATAAGATAGATTATGAAAATAACTTACCTTTAATTTGTCTTTATGAAAAGCTTAGAAACAATAGTTTTAATAAACCAGTAACTGATTTGATAGATGAGTTTAATTTTGATCCGTCAGCAATTCCAGGAAATGTTATTAGATCAAAAGATGTATTATATAAAGTACTAGATTCAAAGACTGATGATGAATTTTTTCGTTATATTAAAAGTAGAATATTTCTTCAAGGAATGGAAGATTATTTATCCACAAGATTAGTAGATATACTTAAAGAAAAAAGAACATTAAAAATTGATGTAATTGAATTACTTTCTTTACTCAATACTTTAATAAGTGCAAGTGTTAATATGAATACTGTTATGGTTCTACAGGATATAATAAGAGAAAAGATTAAAAGTTTATCAGGAACTAAAGATGATGTAGTTCATTTGATTGATATGTCTAATAATATGTTTTGTTCTATTGATCCTTTCTTATTAATATCACCTGCAGTAATTGCATCGAATGCTTCTGCTTCATCTAATAATGTATTTTCATTTAACGGAGTAAGGAGATCAAAAGATATTAGAGCTATTATGGAAGCTGAAGGTGGATTAGAAACAGAAAATCATATCAAGGCAGCTAAATTAAACTTTGTTCCTAATGCAATTTTTATATGGACTAATAGAAAGTATTTACATGATATAGAAAGAAGCGTATCTAAATTAAAAGCAGAGAACATTACTACTAACGTTTGTTTAATTAGTTTAAGTGAAAGTAAACTCTCGAACTCTAACAATAGATTTTTTACAATCCACGGTTATAATTCGAGAACAAAAAAAATAATGAGATTAGTTGAAAGAGGGATTTTATGAATGACATATTAGGAATTACAGGTAGCGAACATATCTTTGGTGAAGCAAGTAGAGTATTTGAGTTTGATGGATTTGAGTTCAGTGAAAAAGATTTTATTATGAATCCAATTTTAATGTTAGGAACTGTATTAGCGGCTGACCCAACACCGGGCCAGAAAAGAATGCTGGATCTATCAGGTATTGTAATGGTTGATAAGAATGGAAAGCAATTTTTTCCAAGGGAAGAAAAGGAAGAAGAATGATAATGGAATTTTTACATTTTACATTTTACTCGTTCTGGCATTTTTTAGGAGTTGCTATATTGCTTGAAATGATTGTTGATGGAATAGTGTATTTAGTAAGAGGATTTAAAGATGATAGGGTTATTAAAGAAGATGAATGAGAAAAAAGGGAAGTCAGAATTAAAATTAGAAATAGATAGAATTAATTCAGTTATAGATGAATCATATAAAAAAAATAATGAAGTAGACCTATATAATAATGAAAGTATAGGGCAGAAAATAGAAGATATTGGTAAAATATTTAAGAAAAATCAAGGGCCAATACTTGGGTCACGAAAGGAATACAGCGATAGTATAAACTCTGCTGACTTATTTGAAAAGACTGAGCATAGTCTTATTGATAAATGGAATCCAGATGCTGTTGATAGGGTAAATAAAATTACAGATATCCCTTCTCCAAAGATATCTGTAATGGTAACAGATGTAGATAAGTGGGAAGTTAAACAATCTCCTGAACCTTTACATCACGAACCTCATACTAAAATTACTGAAGGTATAGCCAATGTATATACCTCTATGTTTAAACTCGTTAACGAGAAAAATAGACGTTATGGTAATAGTGTGATGGAACCATTAGGTATATTTAATTCTTTCGTATCAGAAAAGAATAATGAAAGTCTCAATGGGATATTAATTAGACTGGATGATAAGTTAAAAAGAATTAAAAACTCTAAAGAACTAAGGAAGAATGATGTATCTGATTTGTTAGGTTATTTAGCATTTCTATGTGTAGATCAAGGTTGGGAAGACTTCACGGATTTATTAGACTAATTAGACATTTGGCTTCATACATATGAAGTAAGGAGCCAAATGTATGTATAAACAAAGTAAAGATAATAGTAATAGTTATAAGTTTAAGGCTGGGAATAAAACGATTGAAGTGTTCTTCTCGGAAGCTGACGAACAATCTGAAGTGTATGATGAACATGATCCCGGTAATACTGGATTTATTTTTCAAGACCACAAGCAACTCATAAGTTTTATTAATGGCCTAACTGATGTAGCAGAACATCACATAGGAGAATAAACCATGAGCACATTAAAAAATTTAGTAGATGAAATAATCCTCGAAGCAAAGAAAGATAGTCTAAAACTCTTTTACGATATAGATGTATTCCTTCAAGAATTTAAAGATGAACCAGAAGTTGAACCAGAAGTTGAACCAGAAGTTCCTGTAGCACCAGTTGATGTAGTAGCAGATCCTGTAGACATTGCTCCAACTGAAAATAAAGATGAGAAAGGTGATTTAATTATTGAAGCAGTTATTAAAGCAAAAGTTAAAGGCGAACTTACTGTTACTAAAGAAGAAGCATCTAATATTCAAACAATCCAAGATCTAGTTGATTACCTATCAGATAAAAAACATACCGAACAATCTATCGTTGAAAAAGTATTAGAGAAAAAAGGTTCTATCAAAGGAACCGCCATCATCTCACCAGAGATACAAGAAGTTATCTTAATACTCGCTGGAGATAAAGGTGCTGCCGAATTAGGTGACATTGTTGATAAAGGTGATAAAGTGATTGTTGATATTGATTATGGATCAGCAAGAGAAACAAGCATAGGTTTTAAAATTCTTAAGAACGCAGGAACTACTTCATTTAGCACTATGTTAAAGAAAGATGGAAAGGTTTTATCTGGAATTTTTGATCAATCTATATTAAACAAACAAATATTGTTTTTTAGAAATAGCTTGGAAAATTAATGATTAAAAAGACAACAGAGCAGTTTATAGTTGACGCAATAAAAATTCACGGCAATAAATATGATTATTCTAAAGTTGATTATAAAAACAATAGAAAAAAAGTAGAGATTATTTGTGAAGAACATGGATCTTTTTTTCAAACTCCTATGTCTCATCTACATAAAAACATCTGTAAAAAATGTTCTATTAAGAAGCAAAAACTCTCTACAAAAAGTTTTATAGAAAAAGCTAATAAAGTCCATAATAATAAATATGATTATTCTAAAGTTGATTACATTGGCGCTCATATAAAAGTAGAGATTATATGTGAAGAACATGGATCTTTTTTTCAAATCCCTGGAGATCATTTGTTTGGTAGAGGCTGCGTAAAATGTGGATATCTAAAAAGTTCTAAATTAAGAAAAAAAACAACAAAAGAATTTATTATAGAAGCAAATGAAATTCATAATGGTTTATACAATTATGATAAATCTGTTTATATTGATTCAAAAACAAAACTAGAAATAACTTGTCATATTCATGGTAGCTTTTGGCAAAACCCAAACGATCATTTAAATAATCATGGATGTTTAAAATGTTGTAATGACAAAAGAACAAAAACAACAGAACAATTTATAGTTGACGCAATAAAAGTTCATGATGACTTATACAATTATGATAAATCCATTTATATTAATAGTAATAAAAAAGTAGAAATTATATGTGAAAAGCACGGGAGTTTCTTGCAAAGCGCAAAAACACACTTAGCAGGAAGAGGCTGCCCAAACTGTAATACATCTAAAGGTGAAAACAAAATTAAAGCTATTTTAACTAATAACAAAATAAAATTTATTCAACAGAAAACTTTTGATGAATGTAAATATAAACAATTACTGCATTTTGATTTTTATGTTCCAGAAAACAATCTTTGTATAGAATATGATGGAGAACAGCATTTTAAACCTGTTGAATATTGGGGCGGAGAAGAAAGATTTAAAAAAACAAAAATAAGGGACGAAATAAAAAATAATTATTGTAATGTTAATAAAATTAATCTCTTAAGGATAGCTTATAATGAGAACATAGAAGAAACTTTAAGGAATAATTTATGCCTAAACCTATAACTACTAAAAAAAAGAAAAATTTTTATTACGATGAAGAAAAAGTAAATGAAATGTTAGTAGAATACCAACGTACCTCTCTCACCGAAATTGGTGGAGATGGTAAAATGGTTGTTCTATGGAAAGATAAAGTAATTGAAGAAAAAATAATGCTTGAAATTATGAAAATAGTTAAAGCAATTATTCAAGTTTACAGATACTATATTTTTGAGGATTACGATGATTGTTTTGCACATGCAAATATGTCATGCTTTCAAAATTTCCAGAAATGGACTAAAGAAAAAGGTTCAAGTTTCAATTTCTTTTCAATCATATCTAAGAGAAGTTTATTAAACTATACAGATAGAAGAAAGAAGCATAGAAACCATAATGACATAGCAGACCAATTAGATTTATACGACCATAAGACAATGAATTTTGATTTCTATTTAGAGGAAGTTCAAGACACTTTGATTGATATCGTCAACAAATCCTTTATAGGAAAGAAGAGAAAGAGATTCATCTCGATATCTTTAATCCTTGTTGATTATCTGAAAAAGACTAAGAAGTTTGTGTCCAAAACTGACTTCTACAGCTGGGCTAGGAGCTATGGCATGAGATCAATAGATATTAGAGAGTTTATGAAAGCAATGAGAGAGCACGGAACTGAACTTTTTGGAGATGCAGAAGTTGATATTAACTAATGAAAAAATCAACAGAGCAGTTTATAGTAGATGCCATTAAAGTTCATGGGAATGAATATGATTATTCAAAAGTTAATTATACCAACAGTAAAACAAAAGTAGAAATAATTTGTAAAAGGCATGGAAGCTTTTTACAGATACCAAACAATCACTTAAGTGGATGCATCTGTAGAACTTGTGGGTATATTAATCGCTTTAATAATAAAAAAACCACTGAGCAATTTATAGTAGATGCAATAAATATTCATGGAGATAGATATGATTATTCAAAAGTTAATTATGAGAGTGCTCACGTTAAAGTAAAAATAGAATGCTCTATTCATGGAGAGTTTTTGCAAGAACCTAATTGTCACTTAAAAGGGGAAGGGTGTAAAACTTGTGGTAATATAAAAGGAGGAGCTGTAAGAAGTAAAACGACAGCACAATTTGTTAAAGATGCAATTGAAGTTCATAATAATAAATATAATTATTCTAAAGTTGAATATATTAAAGCTCATAAAAAAATAGAAATTATATGTTCTGTTCATGGGAGTTTCTGGCAATTAGCTCATCAACACTTAAGTGGAAGTGGATGCCAGAGTTGTTCTGGAACTAAAAAAGGAGATACTAAATCTTTTATTAAGGGAGCAATTGAAGTTCATGGGGATAAATATGATTATTCAAAAGTTAAATATATAAATGTAAAAAGTAAAGTAGAAATAATATGTCCTATTCATGGTAGTTTTTTTCAATCTCCTAAAAATCACGCAAAAGGAAATAAATGTCCAAAGTGTTACGGCAGAGACAAAACAACAGAAGAGTTTATTAAAGATGCAATTAAAGTTCATGGGGATAAATATGATTATTCTAAAGTTAATTACAGCAAAAGTAAAACAAGAATAGAAATTATTTGTAAAAAGCATGGGAGCTACCTACAATTTCCTAATAGTCATTTATCTGGGCAAGGTTGCCCGAACTGTAATACTTCAAAAGGAGAACTTCAAGTTAAAGATTTTTTAGGTAAAAGGAATATTAAATTTACGCAACAAAAAACATTTAAGAATTGTAAATATAAAAAGCTTTTACGATTTGACTTTTTTCTTCCTGAACACAATACTTGTATAGAATACGATGGAATACAACATTTTAAACCAGTAAAGTATTGGGGTGGATCAGCAAATCTTGTAGAATCAAAAAAGAGAGACAATATTAAAAATAAGTTTTGCTATGATAATAACATATATTTATTAAGAATCAGATATGATGAAAGTATAAAAGAAAAGATGATGGAGTTAAAGCTATGATATTTACTGATGAAATGAAGAAATACTATGACTCACATCTTCGATGCCCTATTTGTGGTAGAAAGGTCGTCGAAACCGCAATGACACCACCTACCCCCATTGAGGGAGTTCCCTATAGGGATATACTCAATATGGTACAGTGTTCTGAGTGTGGATTTAGAGGAAAAGTAGATCAATTAAAAGGATAGAAAATGAGTGAATACGATAGCACATTAGATACAATGGATCATATAAAAAAAGTATGGGAGTTAGGGTTATTAGTAACGAATAGGTTAACTGATTACTTGAATGATCATGATCAAACAAAATTGATAAGTCCAGAGAAAGAAATTTTTGATGAAATGACACCTAAATTAGCCAGCTCTACATATGGAAGTGATCAATATAAAGAATATTTGAAACATATGAAAGTTGCATTAGATCATCATTATGAACGTTATGAGCATCACCCAGAACATTTTGAGAATGGAATTAAAGACATGTCTTTACTGAATGTCTTTGAGATGTTAATTGATTGGAAAGCAGCTACCTTAAGACATGACAATGGAGATATATTAAAATCAATTGAAATTAATCAAGAGCGATTTGGATATAGTAATGAGTTGAAACAAATATTTATTAATACAGTAGAAGAAATGGAATGGGAAAATAGAAAATGAGTGAAGAAGTAGATATAGATGCAATAATGAATAGTATAGGAGCAGATGTAGAACCAATAATTGTTGAGCAAGAAGAAGATATTGAAAGTATGGAAGATGTCATTGAAGATTTTTTAGAGGAAACAGAAGAAACTGAATTAGATACAGTAGATTTAGAAGATGAGAACGCACTCTCTAATCGAATAGTCAAAAACTCATTAGGAGTAATAGACAAAGCGAAGTTGGTGTTTGATAATTTTAGTGCTGATGTTTTTCATGGAGCTGATAAGAGTACTTCCTCTAAAGAAGCACTCTTAAAAGCATTAGATGTTCAAAATGCTGCTAATAAGAATATGATAGACTTAGCAAAAGTATTATCGTCTAAAGGTGATAAGTCTGGAACAAACATATTGATCAACACTATCTCTGAAAAACAAGCAGGAATATCATTGAATAATATTAAAGATAGTCTTTAGAAGTCCTCTAATAAATGATTAGGGGTAACAATGATATCATAAATTGGAGCTACTTTTATTATATTTGATGCTATGTCAGGGAGTAAGTATTCAACAGCAACTGAAAAAGCAATTAAGTATGGGAAGATTAAATACACTTCATCTTTTTTCTTGATAGGAACAATTACATTTGCCCTGCACATATGTCTATATTGAAATATTCCATTGATTGTTTTTAATTCTATAAAACCATTAGAAGCAATAGTAGGAACTATAACTCCTTTAGGAAACATATTTAACATATCCGGAGCATAATACCCTTGATCATGAAAATCTCTAAGTTGGCTGTCTGATAGTAATCTATAATAATCTTGCATGTTATGTATTATACAATTCTCTAATGTATTAAGAGAAGGTTCCCAATCAACTTCTTTATATCGATTAGAAAAATACTCATCAGTTAGTTCTTGATTTCCTACGAGATCAGATAATTCTGTTATTGTTTTCACTTTTCACTCCAGTAATTAGCACTTTTAAATTTTTTTGTAGGAAGAGTTATTTTAATATTCAACACTGTGATACCTTTCTTTTCTGCTTTTTTGATGCTGTCTCTTGTTCCATTAGAAACACCATCCCAGAAAGCAACTAACATATCGGCATCATCAATAATTAATTGGTTTCTAATAAATGGAGCACCTGCACCATATTGTTTGTAATCTGGTTTATGTATAATTTTTGCTATTAAATTATCATTAGCAAAATGTTCAGCTAATTGGTCAGCACCTGTTGCTCCTCCGGAGACAATGGTATCGACCTCTGGCTTAATGATAGTCATTAAAACTTTTTCTACTAAATCATAATCTACTAAACTTCTACTTCCTACGACTGCTACATTCATATTGCTTCCTTATTTAAAAAATCTTCTACTTCAACTAAAGAATTATACATATCAAGAGTAAAATAATCCTGAAGTTTAAAAATAGTTTTCTTTGGCTTTTTATTTTCTACCTCTAAGTAGTTAATGATTTCTGTTTCAGTCATAGATCGAGTAGCTATTTCTGGAGTTATATAATTTATTTCTTTATCTCCATAAAATTGCTTCATCGATATAGGTGAAATTATATTCATCAAATATTGCTTCTTCATCTATTGCATCCTCTATTATTTTTGTGATTGTGTATCCATAATTAATTATAACATATTATTCTTATTTTGTCAAGTAAAGTTAATAGAAAGGAATATACTATGCAATTTTTAGAAACATTAGATGATTTATCTGAAGACATATTAGCGGAAGCAGCAACTGCAATAGCATCGGCAACTGCAGGGAAACAACTTATTAGTATATATGAAAATCCTAGTTCATCTAAAATGGCACAAATCAATAAAGAGAATTCTCTCATTCACGGATTAAGAATAATAGTAGATATAGAAAAGAATAAAATGTATATGTTCAATGCTGAGTTAACACATTCAGCAGCTGCTCAGGAAATATATAAGAAAATAATTAGTGATACTGATGGAAAACACTTCTATGGGTTTGCAGATACAGATGGTAAGACGAAAGGATTTAGATATTTACTTAGAAGAAATAAAGAAGAAAAGAAATCATATGATAAAGTCAGAAAAATGATAGATGATAATAAATTCATAACTTGGGGAGAACAGTTCTAAAGACTAAAAAAAAGACACTCTTAATTGAGTGTCTTTTTTTATTTAAAATTTTAATTTATGAAAGGATACCATGAACTACAATAGCTGCTGGAGCTAATGCAGAAGAAGTTGTTCCTGTAAGTGCTAAACGAACATATTTACCTAATCCAGTTTCATATGCAACTTCGATATAAACAGGTGCGTCTGTATCTGTAACAACTAAACCGTCTGTAACATCAGATGCCATATTCCACCAATAAACTCCGTCCATAGAACTTTGCATTTTGTATCCGATTGTTGTACCAACAGTAATGTCAGAACTATCTTCTACAATAATTGCCATTCCTGCATAATCTAAAAGAGCAGGTGTTGCTAAACTTAAAGCTTCAGTATAAAATGTTGAAACTCCAGAAATTGCTTCAGAAATTGTTGTTGCTGCTGTAACTTCTTTTCTTGCTCCATTTGATGCTTCGTCAATTGCTACATCAATTGCTAAACCGTGAGCTAATGTTAATGTTGAAATTGCTGCATCAACTCTAACTCTAGGAATTAAACTTCCTACTGCAACCATTGCATTTTTTGCACCAGTTCCATTAACTAATGTTTTGTCTTCATCAATAGCTAAAAAAGTTGTTCCACCATCCCAGCTACCATAAGTAGTTGCAACTACGCTTACTCCAACTTTAGAAGCATCAGCTTCTGCTAACATAATTTTAGTAGGTCCGAATGTGTCGTTTTCATAAGTACCGATAACGTCACCTGTAAGTGTTACTGCTCCAATTGTTTTTGATGCAGGGAATGTGACTACTGCAGGGTATAATGCTTTTCTTAATGTCTTGTCCATTTATTTTCTCCTTGAAAATTTCTTCTTATTGTCTTTATCTTTACTACATCATAAATACATAGTATATTATAGTATATTTATGAGGTGAATTATGGAAGAAAAGAAGAAATCAATATTAATTGATGAAGAATTGCATAAAGAATTAAAAGAGTTCTCAAAACATTCAGGTATCTCTATAAAAAGTATAACAGAAATGGGGATTAGATTAATGTTTAAAAGAATAAAGTTTCCTGATATAGAAGAGTAAAGATATGAGTATGAATATATTACAATTATTAACAGAAGATGTATCATCTGCTGGAAGCTTTGAAGGAATGAAAAAAGCTTTAAGTGATATTGATATAATGAAAGTTCAACAGAAAGCAAATAAATTAGTAAAATCTTATTGTGCTCATAAAGAAGGAAAAGGATCTAATCCTCACACAGTAGGTAATCTTAAGAATAATTTATCTATGATAATGTTTGGATACTACTCTGGAAAGAACAAGAGTGCTAAGAAAGATTATACAAAAGCAATAGGAAAACTTAATAAGGAATTAAAATGAATATATTACAATTATTAACAGAAGGTATTGGGGAAAGAACTCTTTTTCATTATACTAACTATAGTAAATTAATTAAGATCTTACAGTCAGGTCACTTAAAAACTTCTTTATATGCTGGAGGGAAAGGCAAGCATCAATTAGCAACAGTTCGTCCAAGTAGCACTGCAAACGAAGCACAAATAAGTGCTTTATCTGGAGCTACAGATGGTGGAGTTAAATTTATTATTACAGCTGATAAATTAGTAGGCAATAATAAAGTTCCCGGAGCAAGAATAGAACCAATAGCTGAATATCCTGTATCATATAAAGAAAACGTCGGTGACTTCTCTGGATTAAAAGGAGCAGAGCTTACTACATTTATTACAAAGTTAGGTAAAGCAATTAAGAAAATAGAAATAGATTTAGATTTAGATTACGAAAATGCTAACATTATGCAAAAATCTAAAATGATGGATGCATTAAAAGAGATAAAACCTTTTAATAAGATGAATATTAAAAGTTTAGAAAGAATAGTTAATCAACAGCAGATGCATAGAATAACGTCTGGCGGTGGTAAGTTCACAGAGAAAGGTGAAAAGAAAGATAAGAAGTTTCACAGAGAAGGTGAAGAAAGAATTACTTTTAAGAAGCAACAAAATGTTCCTTTAGACAATAAATACATTCAAATATCTTTAGGGAAGATGGTTAAGTTTGATAGAGAGTTAACTCCTGAAAAACAACTAGAGTTAATAACTTTAATTAAAAAGAATAGAACTTTATTTACAACAATGCCCAAAGGTGAAACAACAATAGTGGATGATATATTAGGTAAAAGAAAGGAAATTCTTAAGAAGAAAAATAATGAAGATTAAAATAGGTTCAATTCCAATGTCGAGACCAGCAGACTCTAAAAAACTTGCAGCTTTTAATACATTAGTTCATATATAGATTAATGTAACAGCAAAAGGAGAGAAAAATGGCTTTAACAAAAGAAGAGCTAGCATTTACCAGTTCTATAGAAAACAAGATAAAGAAATATAATATAAGAACAACACTAAAAGAAGCTATTGGCTATTTAATTGGTCAGTTAGTTTATACAATCTATAATACAGATGGTGTTGAATTAGTTGATGCTGGTATAGAGATGTTCTTAGTTAAGAAATCATTTAGTTATTTTCTAAATGAATATAGCAGAGTAGATGTTCCTGGATTAGGAACTATTGAAATGAATCCTTATTACTTTCAGACAGAAGTAGCAAAAGAACTAATGGACTACAGAAAAATTGTTCTCGATAAAACAAGACAGTGTTTGACAGAAGATAACTTTGTAATGACTAATCGTGGATATATTTCTATCAAAGATGTGAAAGTTGGAGATAAAGTAGAAACAGTTATTAATAATAAATCCCATTTTGTTACTGTTGAGCGTTTTTATGATAACGGCAAAAAGAAAGTTTGCAGAATATTAACAAACTCTGGAGCTGAAGTAATGACAACGTTAGATCATTTAATACTTACAGAAGAAGGGTATAAAGAAGCAAGATTATTAACATTAAGTGATAAAATAATTACTTTAGTTAATAATGGAAGTTTTGGAAGTTTTAAGTTAGAAGACGATAAACATGCTGCATTAATAGGTTATTATTTAGCAGATGGAAAAGCGTCTCAGCCAATTTTTGTTAATACTAATTTAGATTATATAAATGAAGTATTAGAAGCCGGTGAAACTTTTGAAAATTGTCATCCATATATTTACAACAGACCATTAGTAGAAAACAGAAAGCAAGGATATGATTTAAGATTAGTTTCTAAAACAAAAGGTAAATTATATAGACCTATATTAAGTTTTATGAATGAGCATAATCTAAATAAAAAATCTATTGATAGAATACTAACAACAGATTTAATGAATTTGAACAAGAAGCAAATGTCTATATTGTTAAACAGATTATTTGCTGGTGATGGATATATAACATATAACAAAGACAAAAGAAGACCTAATTACATTCAATATGAAATAGGAATAGGTGCTCCAAATTATACATTATTAAAACAATTAGAGTACATATTACAAACTAAATATGGAATTCATTGTTGGATTCAAGAACAATTTGGGAAAAAACAAACACAACGATTTTGGAAAATAAGGATCTCTCAGAAGAAATCAGTATTAAAGTTTATAGATGAAATAGGGATAAAAGGAAAAACAGATACAAAAGAGATAATTGAACTAATATCTAAAGAGAAACCATATAACTCAAATCAACCATTTAATAAAATTAGAAAGATTCAAACATTAGAAGAGCCCGAAAACGTTTATGATATTACAACTGCTACAAGTAATTTTCTATCTAATTGTTTAGTTGTTCATAATAGTGGATTATCAACAATCTTTGCTCTATATAGTTTTTGGAGAGCACATTTCTTCCCTGCCGAATCAATAGATGTTGTATCAGTTAAACAAAAAAAAGCACAACAGTTCGTAAAGAAAATATATTCAACAATGAACAGCCTCCCAGAATGGATGAAGACACCAATCAAATATCAAAATCAACAGGAAATAACTTTCATTCATGGGAAATCTTCAACTTCAACAATACTCTCTGAAAGTCAATCAGATAATGCTGGTCGTGGTGACTCTTTATCTGTATTGATATTGGATGAGGTTGCATTTTATCAATCAGAAAGAATGGCAAGAAATATTATTGCGTCAGCACAGCCTACTTTAAATAAAACAGGTGGACAGTTGATATTAATTTCTTGTGTTGTTGGAGATACCTATATTTATACAGATAGTGGATTAGAACAAGTAAAAGATTACAAACCTAAAAACTGTAAATTAGGATATAACGAAATACCAGAATTTAAAATAGACGGAATAAATCATCAGCAAGAATGTAATACATTTTATGATAGTGGAATTACTGATATTTATACTGTTGAAACTTCCTCTGGATTTAAGATTTCTGGTTCTCCTATTCATCCAATGATGATAAATAAAGATGGAAAGTCTGAATTGAAAATGTTGAAAGACATTAAAGTAGGAGATAATATATTAAGTAGTTCTGAAATAAAATATAGAGGATGTTTAGAAGTTATAAACTATATCTATACACCAAAAAGAAATACAGAAAAATATATTAATATTAAAAAAATAGACAATGATTTATCTTATCTAATAGGAATTTATATAGCTGAAGGGTATATAGATAAGACGAAATATAAAATAAGTATAGCTTGTACTGAAGATTTTATTATTAAAAAAATATCAAACATTTGTAATAAATATAACTTTTCTTTTAAATTTTACAACGGAAGAATAGATATATTCGGAAAAGGATTTGTTCTTCTTTTTAATTCTTTAGGATATTTTTCTACTACTGCTAAATATAAAACAATTTCAAAAGGGAATCTTAAATTAAAAAAGACTCTAATGATAAGTTTATTACAAGGGATGTTTGATGGAGATGGATGTAATAATTATAAGAATCATTCTGTTGATTATACAAGCTATAGCTATGAACTTCTTTATCAATTAAAAATGATTTTATTAAGTTTTGGAATACATTCTTTTTTAATTAAAAAGTCAAACACATTAAGAATTTACTCCCACAGAAAGAAATTTCTTGAAAAAATAGGTTTTTCTCTACCTAGAAAACAAAATTATAATAACATAGACGAAATAAGAGAAAACAGTTATTTAAAAGAAAGTACCCATGATAACATATTACTTAGTGGAATGATAGACAATACTGTCTTAAGTGTCATTAAAGAAAAAAGCCAAAAAAACACTTATGATTTCACTATTCCAGAATCTAAAAGTTTTTATGCTAATGGGTTGTTAGGAAGTAATACACCTAACGGAGTGGCTGGAAAAGGTGCTTATTATTATGAGCAAGTAACAGCAGCAAGAGCAGGAAGTAAAGACACTAAGTATTTAGAAATTGACTGGTGGGAAGTTCCTGATGATGAAAAAATTAAAGGGCCAAAGAAAGGATATAACGACATCCTTGATAAAGCAGTCAAAGAAGGATATTATTATAAACCAGAAATAAAGAAAAAATATAATGAATTCTTTAAACCGATAGCAAGAGAAACATATTTAGATAATGAATGGTTAAAAGCAGCACACGACGATTTAAATACAGCAGCATATCGTCAAGAGATATTACATGATTTTATTGTTGCAGGAGATAAAGTCTTTTCCGAAGAGATACTTTCTAATGTAGAAGAAAGATTGAGAGAACCAATAACTAAAGATGTCTTCGGGACTTCTGAGTATGAAGGATGGTGGATTTGGAAGAAGCCAATTCCTGGACATAGGTATATAGCAGGGATTGATGTTTCATCAGGAACAGGTAAAGACTTCTCTACTATGGAAATTCTTGATGTTGCAGAATACGAACAAGTAGCAGAATACAAAGGTCATATGTCTACACCAAACTTTGCAAGATTTATAAAAAAAGCTGCTATATATTACAATGAAGCATACTTAGCAATAGAATGTAATAGTATAGGTGAAGCAATTTTCAATGGCGTATATTATTCAGAAATTGATCCATACCAGAATGTATATAAACAGAAAAAGACCAAGAATGGAATCACACGGATGACAGGTTGGACTACAGACGTTAAGACTAGAAAGTTATTGACTAATGATTTTATTGATTGGATTACTGTTCCTGAGTTGTTTGATAGTATAAAGATTTATAGCAAGAGATTATGGATGGAGTTATCAACTTGGATATGGGCAGGTGGAAATAAACCAGAGCATTCTGGTGGATCAAATGATGATACTATCATATCACTAGCTTTAGCTTTATACTTAAGAAATAAAGCTATAAATTCTGGAGAATCTTTTTTAATAACTGATGACGGTGAAGTAATAGAGTCTGGCAGTAAAGATAATTCTGAAGATAGTTCTTTAAAAAGAGTTGCGGAAACTTTTGATGTTCTTTCTTCTGATACAATGGACAATGATGATTTTGAAGATTCATATGGATGCTCTAAGGAAGATTATGAATGGTTAATAGGAACCACAAATTAATATTAGATATAAATGGAATAAAAGTACTAGAAGAAATAGTAGATTATGGAATTAAATATACGTTTCTCGATGGAGATAATAAAGTAACACTAGGTCTAACTGAGTTTTCTTTTGATGAGTTTTATAGTTATAGTAAAGAGTTTGGTTCTTTTAAAGAATATGATATAATGAAATCATATGAAGTTAGAACAATTACAGGGTTTGACTGGGAAATTGAATTTGGAAAAGATAGACCAAACGTTAAACGGTTTTTTAAGGTTTTCGAAATTCTAGGTAAAAGATATGCTAAACTTTTTAAACCTGATATTATATATTACTCATATGAAGATGAAAGAATTCATAGAAGTGATAAGAGATGGATCATGGAAGGCGGATATGAATTGGTTCATGAAGGTAACCTAGAAGAAGACAAAGTAGCAATATACTATAAAGATCATAAAGAGAAAAACGATGAGATATAAAAACAAAAACACAATGAGAAATGAATTAGAGATGGCTAAGAGAGCTGGTGGTACCTTGAATAGAGGGACTGGAGATATTCTTTCTAAAGTAAAAAGTGCCGCTAAAAAAAAATTAAATAAGCCAGCAAGCCTTACAAGAATATTGGCAAGAAAGCAAGGGAAAGTTTCAGGAATGGGACAAAACGAACAAGAGAAAACAATAGAAAAAATAGAAGATAAAACATTAGGTAAAACTTCAACTTCTAATAACCCTAACAACATTAAAGTTAGAGAAGACTTATATAAAGATATGAGTATTAAAAACCCTAAAGCATTAAGAATTTTGGCTCTAACAGATCCAAATGCCAAAAAGTTTTTAGAATTAAAGACAGCAGGAGTATAATATATGCCACTTATAGATGGAGTTGAAGTATTTGTAGATGAAAAAGCAGCAAGAAGTATCCAGACAGATATTAATGCTATCTCTGATCTCGGTCAGGAACTAAAGACAGATATTGATCCTAAAAAAATAGACTTAACTGATGACTCATATTCAGATGGTTCCGACTTTAATATCTTTTTTGATGATACAGAGTTTGGTCAGGGAAGTGATTTAACTAACAGAAAAACAGGATATGATACATATAAAGAAATGGATGGGATGGAATTCATTCATAGAGGTATTGAAATTATCTCAGATGATTCATCACAACCTAATGACTCTGGTGATGTAATGAAATTCTTTTCTGATGATGAAGCAATTAAAGATGTTCTTGATGAAGTTTTTATCAAGAAATTAGATATGAATAATGAATTATGGACTATCTTCTATGAGACAGTTAAGATGGGTGATAATTTTTATGAAATTGTTCCGGATGATTATAAGAAGCCAAAAGAGATTAGAAGAGTTAGATACCTAGAACCAGACAAAGTAGAGAGAATAGAAAAAGATGGTAAGCTTTCTCACTTTACATATAAAGTAGTTAAGAAAAAAGAAGGAACTGGAGCATCAAGAACTGCTCAAGAGGTTTCTGAATATAGATTATTCCCTTGGCAAATCATTCACTTCAAAATAGATAATAAATCTCATGCACCTTATGGTGGATCTCTATTAGAAGCAGGAATTAGAACTTACAGACGTTTAGTTATGCTTGAAGATTTAATGTTAGTATATCGAATAAGCCGAGCACCAGAAAGAAGAGTATTCTACATAGATGTAGGTAATCTCAATGCTGTTGAGGCTAAACGATTTTTAACTAAAATGAAAAATGCTTATAGATCACAATCCTTTATAGATGAGAATGGAAATATTAATAAGAAAGCAAATGTAATGTCAATTACATCTGATATATTTGTTCCTGTAAGAGAAGGTCAAACTGGAACTAGAATTGAAACACTTCAAGGTGGAGCAGCAATGGGTAATTCAGGTTCTGAAGATCCATTACTAAAATATTTTAAAGATAAGATACTTAAAACAATGAATATACCTCCTAGTTATATGGGTGAGCAAGCTAATTTAGAAAGAAGCTTGTGTTTACATCCAGAAACAAAGATAAAGCTTACAGATGGAAGAGATTTATCTATAAAAGATATTTCAGAAGAGTTTAAAGACGGTAAGAAAAATTTTGTATATTCAATAAAAGATGGAGAATGGGTTATTAAGCCTATTAAATGGGCAGGAATGACTCGTCAGGATGCTGAATTAGTTGAAGTGGTGCTTGATAACGATAAAACAATAAAAGCAACTCCTGATCATAAATTTATGTTAAGAGATGGAAGTTATTGTGAAGCACAGGACTTAAAAGAAAACACTTCATTGATGCCAATATATTCAAAGTTATCTTCAAGTAAAAGTATGCCTAATTATGAAATGCTTATGAACAACAACACAGGAGAATATGAATATACCCATAGAATAATTAAGAAAAATGAATTGAGAGAAGAATATAAAAAAAATATAAGCTCAAAAGAAAGAAAAACTACTACGCATCATATTGATTTTCTTAAAAATAACAACAATCCAAGTAATCTTATCTGTATGACTAACAAAGATCATTGGAATTTGCATAGTTATATGATGAAAGAAAAATGGAAAAGCGAAGAGTATAGAAAAAAAATGTGTAAGAGAGGATATACAACTGAAAAACAAATTCTTAAAGTTATTGGTGAAATAAAAAATGATAGTTTGCTTAATGTTTCTAAGTATATGAATATTAATAGAATGACATTAAGATATATCATTCAAGATTTTGGATATAAGGATTGGGAAAGTTTTATTTTAGAAAACCTTAATGAGTATAATGCATTAAAAACTAAAACTAAAAAATTAAAAATTGATTCAATTAAAGAACAACTTAGTGTTTCTAAGAACTCTATAGAAGTTTCAAAATTCTTTAAAATTTCTAATGTTACTTTACTCAATTATATAAAAAAAGAAGGATATGAAAGTTGGGCAAATTTTATAAATAAAGAATATTATTTTCCGGAAATAATGAAAATTAGAAATGAGTCAAGAGTTTTCATTTCTAAATCCTTAAAAATTTCTACTACTACAATAACTAATATCTTAAAGGCTCTAGGTTATAAAAAAGGGTTAAATGAATTAAGAGTTTGTTATCCTTATAATCATAAAGTAAAACAAGTAAGATTTTTAGAAGAAACAGTTGATACATATGATATTACAGTAGATGATGAAACCCCTAACTTTGCTTTATCTGCAGGAGTAGTAGTTCATAATTCAACTATTGACCAGAAATTTGGTAGATTTATTGAGAGAGTTCAGTCACAGATTATTCAGGGACTTAATAAAGTAGCAGCATTAGAGTTGTTCTTCAAAGGATATAAAAAGGAAGATCTAAGTAATTTCAAAATTGAACTTACTCCTCCATCTAACGTAAAAGAGATAACAGAAATTGAATTAATTAACCAGAGAATGGCCCTTATCGCCGCTATACAGCAGTTAAATCTTTTTCCTAATGAATGGATACTTAAAAACATCTTAAAAATGTCTAATAAAGAGATTGCTGATATTACATTACAAAAAAAGTTAGAAGGTAATGAAGCACAAGCAGGTGGAATGGCAGCAGGAGTTCCTGGAGATATTGCTGGAATGGAAATCCCAGCAGGAGCAGTTCCTCCAGAAGGTGAAGCACCTCCAGAAGCACCAGTAGATTTAGAAGCATCTACAATAACAAATATGTTTGGTAAAGATTTCTTAATAGAAAATAAAACAGACTTCTTTAACTTAATAAAAGCATCTAAAGATTATAACAAGACAGCAGATTTAGCTCCTATGTTTGAAGCAGCATCTAGTTTTATAACTGGAAGTGTAAAAGTTAAAAGTAATAAACTTAATAGAAATAATATAGTTGCTTTAACATCTCTTAATGAGTTTAAAGGAATAGACTTTGAAAGAAGAGTAGTTACTCTATGGGAAAAAGATGAGAGTGGAACACTTAAGTCTTTGAATGAATTAACAGTTGATTGTGGAAATACAATATTAAATGGATAAAGTTTATACATTAGGATCATTACTAGAAGAACTAAAGGAACAGACCCCTAAATTTGAAGTGGGTCAATTCCTTGAGGTTCAAAAAAGTATATATCCTACAACAAAGGTATTTAAAGAGTTTAAGAATATACTCATAGAAGAAAAAGAATACACTTTACCTTTAGCTGCATCGCACAAAGGTAAGAGACAATTCAAAAAAGATAATAGTCCATTTTTTAACTTTTCTAAAGATAATACTAGAGGGGATTTTTTAGAGATTATAGAAACAGATGGGAACACTGCTAAGTGTATTAATAGATCCCTGAAAGAAGAAATACAACAAAGATATTATATAAATGAAGATATGAAATATATACAAATTACATTTGATCATGTAGTGGACAATACGATTAAGAGAGTTTATAGAGGAATAAAAAAATACATTTAGAATATTTTATGGAGGCAAAAATATGGCTTTAGAAATGTCATTAAGAGAATTTGAAGACATGAACCTTTACTCAAATAAGAGTATGGAAAAAATTATCTCTTCAATAGTTAATGAATCATCAAACGCAGCACTTGTTAATATGTACGAAGATAGTATGATCCTATTAGATCATGAGAACGGAAGTTTTTATACTGCTGAGTATAACTTTGAACCAAAGACATTAACACTTACTATGGAAAACTTTGAAGAAATCTTTTTAACAAAAGAAGAATCAGGGTTTAAGGATTCAATCAAAAACTTTTTTGAAGATGAAAATGCATCAGTTGATGATCTTGCAGAATCTTACAAAGAAAACGTAATAGAACAAGAAGCATTTATTAATGAATTAATTAATGAATCCCTTGCAGTAAAGGACTTTGAAGACGTAGTAGATTATAGTCAGCTTGCAGAAGCTAACGACAATCTTTCTATTAAGAATGAAAAGTTTTTCAAAGAGTATCAAGCTAGACTTGAAACACATCCTATCAATGAAGTTAAATTTTTTAACTTTGAAGATAAAGTAATAGTATCATTGCTTGAAAATGAAAAAGTGAAACTTGTTAATTCAAGTATTGCCGAAAAAGCTAATGATTTATGGAAAAGAGCAGAGTTTAAAGAAGGTTTCGTTGAAGCAGCAGTATTATTTGTTGAAGATGTAGAAGCAGGTAAGGAAAAATTTGTAACACTTTTTGAAGAATATCCACAAGTATTTTTCTTAGATAACGCTGACAGAAAAGCAATGTTTGGTAAAGCAATCATTTCTAATGCAACACTTAGAGAATCTTTACAAGATCTTTCTAAAGGTATGGAAATTCTTTTTGAAGATGAAGAGATTGAAGCAGTTAGATCAGCTTATATAACAGAAGCTGAAGGTGAAGAAGAAAAAGATACTGCAGAAGATGATACTGAAGAAGATGATGATATTGATCCAGAAGAAGAAGCTAAAGAATTAACACCAGAACAAATTAAAACTATTTCTGGAGAATTAAAGAAACTTGCTGAAAAAATGGAAGACGAAAAACTAAAAGAAAAATTAGATAAATTAATTGCAAAACTTGATGGTAGTATAGAAGAAGGAACTCGACCTGATCTTATCAAAGAAGCAATTTATCTTCTAAGCATATAAGGAGAAAATTGATGAATAAATTAATGAATGAATTATTAGTTGAAGAATTTGAAGATCTCTTTAAAGATGTTATTAATGAAGAAGAGATGAACGATAAACAAAGAAAAGCTGCTTTACGCAAACTTAAAAGTGGAAAGGCTTTTAAAGCACTTCCTTCAATTTTTAAAGAAAAAGAAACTATACTTGCTGCCGGACTTTCAGTTGATATGGTACAGAACGATATTGGTAAAAAATATGCAGATGCTTATAAAGCATTTCAAAAAAATACTACTGAACAGGCAATTTTTGGAAGTGTTGAGCATAAAGAAAACATAGCAGCTGCTAAGGCATCATTAGCTGTCATGAAAAAGTATATTGGTAGAGTTGAAAAGATTTCTACTTCTTTAGAAAAAGGAAGTAAAAAAGTCGCTTCTATTGCAGGTAAAGCAAAAGTTGCAATAGCAAACACAGAAAGAAAAGGTGTTATGGATAAAGAAGCAACAGATAAAGAAGCAACAGATAAAAAGACAGCAGATGATGCTATTGCTAAAAAAGAAGCATCTAAGAAAGCAAGAGAAGATAAGAAAGTAGCTAAGGCAAAAATGGTATTGAAAGAAGCATTTAAAGCTAAAGTAAAATCTAAACTTCCTAAGAATATGAACCTTGCATCTTTTGGAAAGGTTAAATAAGGAGACTGATATGTTATTTTTAGAAGATTATATAGACATATTTGAATATCAGTTATTAGAATCTAAAAAAGAATCAGGTGGCTATTTCATTCGTGGAGTAGTCTCCAGAGCTGGTTCATTGAATAAAAACAAAAGAATTTATCCAATGAATGTTATGGAATCAGCTGTAGAATCTCTACAAGAAGCTGTTGGAAATGGCGGATTTGTAGGTGAACTTGACCATCCGGCCTGTATTGGGGTTAGCGACTTCTCCATTCTTGGAAAAGAAGGGTGGGGAGATTTTTTAGATTATAAAGTAGGTGATGAAGTAGTTACCTTTAGTGAAAATAATGCAATTGAGTATCAAAAAATTGAAACAATTATAAATGAACCTTGGAAAGGCAAAATATATCCTTTTAAAGGTAGAAATATTGACACTTCGTTTACAGGAACTCATAGATTGTATTTAGAGAATAGATATGGCAAAAGAGAAGTAGTTACTGTTAAAGAAGTTTTTGATAATAGAAAAAAGTATAATAAACATAAAATTATCAAAATAGGAAAATGGGATAATGAAACTAATGATACAATGATGGTTGGAAAAGAAGAAGTAAATATAAAAGCGTTTATGGCTTTTATGGGATTTTATTTATCAGAAGGATTTGCTTCCAAAGATCCTTATTTAGTTGGTATATCTCAAAACGAGGGAGTTATTGCTGATGAGTTTAGGGAAATATTAGGTAAATTGCCATTTGAAGTAAAAGAATACACTCAAAAGAATAGAGATAATGTTATAATTATGTTTAGTATTAGAAACAAAGATCTTTATGAATATTTAAAACCTATTGGTAATTGTTATACAAAATATATTCCATTAGAATTAAAACAAAAGGATGCTCCCTATTTAGAGGAATTAGTTGACTGGTTTGTTAAAGGAGATGGCAGAGACCAAAGGCATTATAAAGGTAGTAAAAGAAGAAATTTATTTTCTGTGTCTAAAAGGTTGATTGAGGATTTACATGAATTAGTTATTAAAATTGGTGGAAGTGGTAATTGGACTGAAGTAGATACTACTGAAGATTATATGTTTGCTGATCATTTAATTGAAGCAAAGAACAAACATACTTTATATCAACTTAATTTATCTACAACAAAAGGTATTTATTTAGATGAACGATTTTTATCAATCACAGAAGAAGACCATGATGATAATGTTTATTGTATAACAGTTCCTAATGGAAATTTTTATATGAAACAAAATGGAAAATCTTTTTTAACCGGAAATTCACCAAAAATTAATATCAATAAAATATCACATAAGATAACTAAATTGAAGATGGCTCCAGATGGTGCTGTTCTTGCTGAAATGGTTGTTCTTGATACTGTTGAAGGTAAAACTTTAAAAAAATTGATTGACGGTGGAGTTAGACTTGGAGTTTCAACTAGAGGACTTGGTGGTGTAAAACCATATAATGGACCTTTAGGAGAAGGGCTTGTAGAAGTTCAGCCTGGATTTACAATGAAAGCAATTGATGTTGTTTTTGATCCTTCTGCAGGAACTGATGGAAGACCAAATTTTGTAACAGAAGATACAACTGAAAATGGTATCATACTTGGACATACGGCTAAATTTGAAAGAGTTTGGGACGATGTTTTTGGAGGATTATAAGATGGAAGAAATTAATGAAGCTTTAGGCAATACAATTGCACATCCTATCTTAGCTGGGAAAGCTCAACAGGCTTTTACTACAGAACTTAAGAGGTGGAAGGAAGCTGAATTTATTACTAAATGGCAGAAGAACAAATTTTTCTCTAAGGTTAGAATTTATGTGAAAGGTATTGATCAACCATATGTTATTAATATAACACATACTCTTGGAAAAAAAGATCAAGAAGGTGAAACTGCTAAAGAAAAATTCAAATCAAGACTTATTGGTAAAGTTAAATCTCCTTTTAGATTTTTTCATACCTTTAATAATTGGGGTTACTATGAAATCGTAGAGAAATTATTTGATATAATTGAAGACGATGTAGATAAAGGCAAACCACAAAAGAAAAAAGGTTTAGACTTAGATAGTGATGAAGCACAGAAATTTGAAGCAGATATGGCTAAATCAATGGCAGAAGCAAAAAGAAAAGTATCTATTTTTAAACAAATCGATAAAGGAAACTTTGCAATTACTATGTCAGAAGAAATAGTGAATGAGATTCGAAAGAACTCTGGAATTATAAACGAAACAAACAAAGACAAGGAAATATAAAACCTAGTTTTTGAATATTAAGTAAGATAATGTTATACAAAACATAATTTTATATAGAAAATTTATTTGGAGGAAATAATATGGCTAATGAAATACTTCATATGGAACTATCTACTGAAGATGAAACATTACTTCGTGAAAGTCTTTCTACTTGGAAAGAAGAAGTTTATGCAACATTATTAGAAGAAGTTGAAGAATTAAAGTCAACTAAGATTGAGGAACTCGAAGAAGCTAATAGAGAATATCAAGAAGAAGTGAAAGAAGAATTTGCTCAGAAAATGGTAGATGCTCTTAGTGAAATGAGAACTGAAATTAGATCAGAAGTTTTAGTTGAAATGGTTAATTCAAATCCTGAATTACAGATACTTGAAAAAGTAAAAGAACTTATCGCACCAACACTTAACGAAGAATACTTTGGCAACATTTATGCTGAAGAAATTCAAACTCTCAAGGAACAAAATGATGAACTTGTTTCAGCACTTGAACTTGAAGAAGGAGCAGAAACTCTTGCTAACCTTATAGCTCCTTATTCTGAAAAAACACAGAATATTATTCTTGCTATGGTTAAAGAAGGAAACTCAGAAGAAGTTACAGAACAATTCTATGAGTTGATTGAAAGTCTTAAAGAAGTTGAAAACGACGAAGATCTTGATGAAGATGACGACGTAGAAGATGAAGATGAAGACGAAGATGAAGATGACGATGAAGATTACGAAGACGAAGACGAAGACGACGAAGAAGAAGAAGATGATGATGTAGAAGAATCTGCTGGTGACGGTGATGAAGATTCTTATATCAACGAAGAAGAAACTGGAAAAGAAAAAGATACCCCTAAAAAGATGAACTCTTTACTTTCAGAAATCGCTGGAATGTCTAACGTATAATAGATAAACCTATTATTTTAGACATACTGTGAAGATACTATTAGATAATATATTATATGGAGGACAAATACATGTATTTAGATAGAAATGCACGTCTTAATGAAGAAAAGGTCATGGTTGATAAATGGTCTTGGTTAACAGAAGGACTTGAAAACAAAGACGACGTGGTTAATACATCACTCGTACTACAGAATTCTTACGAATCTATGATTGCAGAAGGACAACTAGCAGAAGGTTGGTTGGAATCACTTCTTAACGAAGATAACTTGAATGAAGCACCACAGAACTCAACATCGGTAGGCAGCAATGTTATACCAAAAGTTCTTTTTCCTGTTATTAGAAGAGTAATGCCTGCACTTATTGCAAATCAGTTGGTTTCAGTTCAACCAATCACATCAAGAACTGGTATTATTTATAATATCGCTTATACATTCTCAGATACAAAAGGTAACATTTCATCTGGTGATGAATACACAGGAAATGTAGTTCAGGGAGCACCTGGATATGCATCTTTTTATTCATCAGAAAAAATCGGTCCTTTTACAGCTGAAATTGCGGCTAGTGGTAATGAAACATCAATTACTTCTAACACAACAACTTTTTTTGGAACTGATATTACTGAATTTGAGATCAAAAGAATTGAAGTTTATAATGCATCTGGAGTTGCTTATGCAACTGTATTAGATGAAACTGCTGTATCAATAGATTTCGGTGTAACTGGATCTAATGTAGGTTACAAATCAACTGCTGGAACAATTCAGTTAGAAGATGTTGCTGAAACTGCAGGAATTTGGACAGCTGGAGAAACTGTAACTGTTTATTTAGTTTATAATCAGGAAGGTTCTAGTAAGATACCAGAAATGGAATTCTCAATTAACAGTCAGACTGTTGATACAACTGAAAGAAAATTAAAGATCAGATGGACTAAAGAAGCTGAACAAGATATGAAAGCTTTCCATAAGATCGACGTAGAAAGCGAATTAGTTAAAGTAGCTTCTATGGAAATGAATTATGAAATTGACCGTGAACTTCTTACTTATATTAGTGATATAGTTCCAGCATCACTTTCTTTTGTTCATGATTGGGCAGCAGACGCATCAGTTACAGGAAATAATACTTCTGGTAATTACCTAGATAGACATAGAGCTCTTGCTCAGAAAATGGCTATGGTTGGTGCAAAAGTTGCACAGTATAATAGACAAGGATCAGCAAACTGGGCAGTAGTTTCTCCTCAGATTGGTACAGTTCTTGCAATGCTTCCTTCTTTTAAGGGCGAAATCGCTGGTTCAGGAATGAACGTTCAGCAGATTGGTGTTCTTGGAAATGTTAAGGTTTATGTAGACCCTAATAATACAAGCAACGAAATTCTTATGGGTTATAAAAGCACATCATCTACTTATGGTGCTGGTGTAGTTTACTCACCATACACAAACTGGATGAGTAATACAGTTACACACCCAGATAACTTTAATAGCATTAGAGGATTTTTCAGCAGATACGCAGTGACAAAAGTAGTTAGAGGAGAATATTTCTACTCTAAACTAACTATTGCAAACTTAACATTTTAAGTTAACTTAGTATAAAAAAAGACCCTTTCAATTGAAAGGGTCTTTTTTATTGACAAAAAAAGAATAATAGAGTATAATAGTTATATGAAGATATATAAAATATTAAACAGAAATAAAGAAGAAAAAGTAATTGACAACAGTCTAACAGATGAAGAAATTATTTCTAACTGCTCATATCACGATAATATATTTTTTACTTGTAGTGAATGTAATGAAATTGGAAATAGAGAAAAGTATAAATTTGAAAAAGAAGGGAATGTTTTTCTTTGTAAAAAATGTCGTCTGTCAAGTCTTGATAGAACAAAGTATAAAAACAAAAAAAGAACTTCTGAGTTTTATTCTAATATGTCAAATAAGAGAACAAAAGAAAGTTTTGAAAAAGCAAAGATAACAAGAGAAGAAACTAACTTAAAAAGGTATGGAGTTAAGAATCTCATGCTTTTAGATGAGACTAAAGAAAAAATAAAAGAGACTAACTTAAAAAGGTATGGAGTTAAAAATCCTATGCAGTCTGACGAAATAAAAGAAAAATCGAAGATGACTAATTTAAAAAGATATGGAGGGACAACTCCATTTTTCTCTAAAAAGATAAGAGATAAAGCTAAACAAACCAATTTAGAAAGATACGGTGCAGAGCACGCTTTACAAAATGAAGTAATAAAGAAGAAAGGCATAAGAACCTGTTTAGAAAACTATGGTGTAGAAAACATTTTTCAGTATTCTGAGACAAGAAAGAAGTTAAATAAAAAAATTTTTTGCAACAACATAGAAAGTATAAAGAAAGTAGGATTTACTCCTCTTTTTGATATAGATGATTATATCGGGAAGAAAAACAATATAAATTATAGGTGGAGATGTAATAAATGTCAAACTGAATTCGATGACAAATTTTACAGCAAAAAAAATTTCCCAAGATGCCCTAAATGCAATCCATTTATTAAAGGGTATTCATTAGGAGAAATAGAACTACTTAACTTTATAGAAGGTGCTATAAAATATAGAGATAGGTTTGAAATAGATGCATATCTTGAAGATAAAAAAATAGGATTTGAATATAATGGATTATACTGGCATAGCGATATATTTAAAGCAAATGATTATCATTTAAATAAGACTAAATATTTCCAAGAAAAAGGAATAAGAGTATATCATATATTTGAAGATGAATGGAATAATAAAAAAAATATAGTAAAAAGCATTATCAACACAAAACTAAATATATATACAGAGACTGTTTTTGCCAGAAAGTGTATTATTAAGGAAGTTAGTAAAACTGAAGCAAGAGAGTTTCAAGATGAAAATCACATACAAGGAAAAGCGGCAAGCTTATATAATTTAGGATTATATTACAACAATGAATTAGTTTCATTAATGACATTTGGAAAAAGCAGGTTTGATAAAAAAATAGACTGGGAACTTGTAAGATTTGTTAATAAAAAAAATACCAAAATAACTGGCGGAGCTTCTAAGTTATTTAAAAACTTTTTAAAAAATCATAATGGTTCTTCTATAATTAGTTATTCTGATGAAAGATTATTTGATGGAGGATTATATAAAGTCCTTGGGTTTCAATATTCCCATACTACAAAACCAAACTTTTATTATGTTAATAATGGAAATAGATACAACAGAATGATGTTCCAAAAGCATAAGTTAGAAGGGAAAATAAGTAATTTTAATAAATTACTTACAGAAAGGGAAAATATGAAAATAAATAATTTTAATAGAATATACGATTGTGGGCAAAAAGTTTGGATATATTAAAAATAGAAAAAACAAACGGAAAACTCTTTGAAGGAACGTTAGAAGATGCTGGAAATCATTACTATGTTTTTTTTAAATGTGAGAATTGTGGTAAAGAAAGTAAAAAACAAAAAAGAAGGATAAATTTAAATGGATTGTATTGTGCTGACTGTCTCTTAAAAGGGAATAAGCATTCAAAAGAAACAAAAAATAAAATCGGAATAGCAAGTAAAAAAAATAACAATATACAACTAATGAAAAATTCGTTACTAATTTCTGATGGAGTAGATAATGCTTCCAAAATTAAATCGGTTATTCTTCATAGAAAAGAAACTAATTTAAAAAAGTATGGAGGAACATCTCCTATGGCTTCTGAAGAAGTTAGAGACAAAGTAATTAAATCTAATCTAAAAAAATCATTATATGAGATTATAGATTCCGGATTTACTCCTCTTTTTGATATAGATGATTATATTGGAAAATATAAAAGTCAGTATTATAAATGGAAATGTAATGAATGTGATACTAATTTTGTAGATAAGTTTAATGATAAAAAAACTATTCCAAGATGTCCTAAATGCAATCCATATGTTAAAGGATACTCAAAAGGAGAAATAGAATTAAAGGATTTTATAAAAGGTTCTATAAAATATAGAGATAAATTTGAAATTGATGCTTATATTGAAGATAAAAAAATAGGATTTGAATATGATGGGTTATATTGGCATAGCGATATATTCAAAGCGTCTACTTATCATTTAAATAAAACAAACTATTTTCAAAAAAAAGGAATAAGAGTTTATCATATTTTTGAAGATGAATGGATTGAAAAAAAAGAAATAGTTAAATCAATTATTAATACAAAGTTAAACATATATGCAGAAACAATATATGCAAGAAAATGTATTATTAAAAGTGTAAGTAAAGTTGAAGCAAGAGAGTTTCAAGATGAAAATCACATACAAGGAAAATCTTCAAGTTTTATTGACTTAGGATTGTATTATAATAATGAATTGGTTTCATTAATGACATTTGGTAAAAGCAGATTTAATAAAAATTATGATTGGGAGTTAATAAGATTCGTAAATAAAAAAAATACAAAAATAACTGGAGGAGCATCTAAGTTATTTAAAAACTTTTTAAAAAATCATAATGGAAGTATTATTAGTTATTCAGATGAAAGATTATTTGACGGTCAATTATATAAAATTCTTGGATTTGAATTATTACATCAAACATCACCACAATATTATTACATAGATAATAAAGGAAAAAGATATAACAGAATGAATTTTCAAAAAAAACTGTTAAAAAATAAATTAAAAGTTTTTGATTCTAATTTAACAGAAAAAGAAAATATGAAAATAAATAATTTTAATAGAATATACGATTGTGGGCAAAAAGTTTGGAGTTTTAAAGGAGATGTAAAGATAATTATAAATACTAAACCGCAAGGACAATACAATGAAATTAAATGAATTTAATGAAGCATATGATGAGTATACTTTGACTGAAGAATATTATCTGGAAGAAGGATTAAAATTTTTCAAGAAAAGCAAGAGACTTAAGAAATATGCTAATAAGATAAACAAGAAAATAAATAAAGCAGAAAAGAAAAATAGAATCGATCCAAGAAAACTTAGTAACCTTAAAGTATTAAGTAAAAACCTTATTAAATTATCTGACGGCTACGCAGCTGTCGAAGATAGTTTTTCTAAAGGTGATGCTAATAAAAAAGTATCTAAAGAAAAACTTAAAGGATTAGATAAATCTAATAAAGAAATATTAGGTAAACTCAAATCAGCAGAAACTATTGGAGTTCTTAAAGCAATCGGTTTAGGTGCAATAGTTGTTGGATTAGGAACTGTTTTATTTCAGGTCGGAATGACACCTCAAATGACATCTGTTCTTACAAAAGGTTTTCAAGATGCAA